TAACCTGCAAACCGCATACCTAAGTTCAAGCTAGTCTGAGCAATGCCCATGTAGTTAGATGCTTGAGAAGAATAGAACCCTGCTTGTGCAGAAGCAATGTTAGCTTGTGACTGAAGTACGTTAGCTTGTCCGTATAGTTGGTTGATCTCAGACTGTAGGTCTAGGCTGCGCTGACGACCTTGGAAGATCTTCTCTGACAGGCCAGACTGTTGTGATGAGTAACCTAGAGCAGCAGACAACTCAGAACCAATAGAAGCCTCACCACCTGATACAGCAGAAGACCCTGCAGCACCCATAGCCTGTGCTACGTTACGTTGACGTGCCCGTGCAATCTGACCCTCACGGATAGCTTGTCGGCGTTGTCTACGTACTGCTAGACGTTCCTGTTCTTGTTGACGGGCAGCTACCTCTTTTTGTACACCGATCTGCTCAGTCTGTACTGCAGTAACCTGTTCCGTGACACCTATCAAATCTTCTTGTATTCCAGTGATCTGCTCTGTGTAGGTACCTGCTTTAGCTGTAGCCTGATTTGCTTTCTTAACTGCACCTGCAGCAGTACCTACAGCAGCACCAATAGCAGCACCTGTTAGGACAGTACCTATACTAATGGCAGTAGCAGTACCTGCAGTAACGGCGGCAGCACCAACAGCAGCACCTATACCAGCACCGATAGCAGCACCTATAAGAGTAAATACAGCCATATTAAAATTCCTTTATATATGCAGTTTCCGTAGCGTGGAAACCTTTACGTTTAAACAGAACACCTGCTTTACCTCCTAGTATTTCATCTATACTGGACAACCTAGCGAAGTTACAGCCTATCGCCTCTGCCCACTCGGAGTAAGCATCAATCAGTTTAGGAGATGTCTTACCATTACGGTGATCAGGATCTAACCAGAACATTAACTCTTGACTAACAATGAAGTCATTGATTGGTAGTTCAGTAGCAATAGCTATCAGACATCCTACAATCTCGTCATCCTTAGTAACTACTTTAACAAACCCTGCAGGGGTTTCTATTAGGTTTGTAATCAACTCACTAATCTTTGTAGTATTTACTTTACTCCAAGCCTTGTGAGGAATCTCCTTACAGAATTGTTTAACTGCAAGAACTAAGTCAAGAGTATCGCTATGGTTAGCGTCCCGTATTTCGTAAGACATAAAGTCTCCTATCAGAATGTTCCGTTTACTCCACCAAGGACTGAGTAGCCTAAGAGGATAAAGTCTTTACCTTGTTCACTCTCGAACTTAATACGCATTGACCGTCCTCGGCCTCGTACTTTCATTCGTGTGGTAATGACTGATTCAGGGTAGTCGAAGTCTAGTAGGTTGCTAGAGTTTACAACAGGCATAGACTTGAAGCGATACGCTTGCTGTGCTGTACTTGAAGTAGTGCTCTTGAAGTCCCAGAAGGCAGACACCAACAAAGACGATGGGTTGTTAGGTTCGTACCCTGTCTCCTCACTTCCTTCCCATGCAGTCTCTGTTAGTCGCATGTAGGTAGTAATGTAAGGTGCGGTCTTCTTTAGGAGTAGATCACCCATGAAGTCATAACCAGCTTCAGCATATGAACTGTAGTTAGTTGTACCCCAGTCTAGGAAGTCATCTCCTGTGAAGGAACCCATAGTAATCTTGTTTGTAGCACCATCTCGTATGATAGCAATGATAGCAGGAGAACCCGTAGCTACGTTTGTAGTCTGTTGTGAGATAACGTCATCACCTGCAGAGGTTACTACATCATCACCTGCGCTAGTCACAACATCCAAGGCTGCAAGGGCTGCACCGAAACCTGAGTAAAACTCTAAGTCTATCACGCAGTCTGTGTCACCTGTCTGATCCTCAATACGCCAAGGGTAGAATGCTTTCAAGGCTGCATCAAGAACAAGGATATTATTAACCTTTGACTCTACTGTTTCACCTGAGTTAGGCCATGCCCAGTAAGCACGTTTGTTTACAGGATCAAAGGCAGTCTTCAGATTAGTCTTAGCATCGTTAGGGATCTGATCCCAGTAAGACTGAATAGTACCGATTGTCAAGTTGCTCTCTACAGGACGACCACTTGTAGGATCAAACTGTAGGGTGTGGATACCGTGACGACTCCACCAGATAGGAGAACCATCAGCAACAATAAAGCTACTTGCATCTACAATACCTACATCAGTAACCTTCTTAACTGCAAAGGCTGTAGGACTAAAGACACCATCAATACCTTCGATACGCCATACACCATTATCAGCAAAGACATACAAGCTAGCATCAATAACGTAGAGTACCTTGATACCTACAGCACCAGCAATACGAATAGTCCCACCGTCAGTAGCAAGTAAGTCACTGATCTGTTCTGATGTAGGATCGTTCTGTTGTAAGCACTCGCCTAGTTGGTTGAAGTCATCAATAAGTTGACTGAACAAGATGATGTCTGTATTCTTAGCACTGTTCAACCCACCATAAAAGGCACGACCAGCGAAGTTAGCTACAGTAGTAAATCGACTTGTCTCTACCTCTGCAGTAAGACCAGATACACCAGATACTGTGTTACGATCTTTATTGAAGAAGTCTAAGATGTAGTGACCGTTACCAGTAAGTGAGGTACCTGTGTAAACCTTGTCCCACTCAGTAGCATCGTACACGCCCGTAGCGTCCTTACCAGCATACCAAGGGTGTGTCAGACGTTTAGTTACGTCTGTGGGTGCACCGTTACCTGTGTTCCACCCTGCGTTCTGTGCGTCATACTTACGTTCATTAGATGGGCTTGAATCATCTTCGTAGTATGTAGAAGTATCACCCTGCCATTCAAAGTCACGAGTACGGAAATCAATCTGTGTTACAGTGATTGTTTCTGCTACGTTATCCCGTTCAATGTAGATAGGATTGATAGCAGGTGATACTACAATCAAGGCACCTTTAAGTGAAGTGAATGTACACTTAGCTTCTGAAGCACCTACACCACCTGCAGATTCGTATGTAGCTAGGTTCACTGTGTGTGCTTCTATGTTAGCTGAGAAGGGTGTCTCTGCTTTGTTATAGAAGTACAAGGTAGATCCATTCTGGAATACCAAGAACTCTAAACCTGACTGACCACCTACGTTGTACCAAGTACCTGTTGTAGTAATTGCTGCATCAGATACTGTGAAGCTAGATAGTTCGTAGTTAGTTTCTTTAGCAATACCTTTACGTCTACGACGAGAACCATCACGACGAAGGTCACAGTTCAGTTCATCTACAGAGGCATCAGGTGGAAAAGTAAGTTCCCCTGCCTCAGTAATCAAACCTTTAATAAAAGTATTAACTACCCTTTGCGTTAGATTCTGTGGCATTTCGTTTCTTACGCTCCTCGTAGTCCTTACCGAAAGCCTCTCTACGGACAGCCTTAGAAGGAGTAATTGTATTTAAGTATTTCTGTATCGCTACTTTAGCCTTGTCTAGGGAAGTGTACTTGCCACCTAATTCCTTAGGAACCTTGCCCTTCTCTACATGGACCTCGAAGAAGATATAACCACCTAGGCATTTCCTGACATGTATTGGTGTCATAAGTTTCTCTGGACACCGTGCAGTTAATGTCTTGTTAGCGTAATCAATATCAAACTCAACGTCTACCATAGTTAGGCCTTTTATTATCCTTCTTAATTCGATACATATCATTCTGTACATAAGACTTCTGTCTACGTGCAGCCTGTTCGATCTTCTGGTCTACACCACTCTTGAATAGTGAGAAGCATGTTGACTTAGATTCAGCAATCAGGTAAGGGAACAGAACCTCATCAATGTCTGGTGTGAAGTTATCACTGACTGTGAATGTAGGGATCTTGTGCCCGTAGCACCGTGTCTTAGATTGTGCTAGTGTTAATGATACTGAACTGTCATAGGAGTCCATGACTAGATGCTCATCATCAAACAGTGTGTAGTAGCTTGGCATCTTGTCGTTACGAATAAGAACAGTTACATTCCCATTTACTGAATTAACTGAGATGCCATCTTTGTTTAAGTCCAAGAACTCAATAGGCTCTAGGTACTTTAATGTCTTAAACTCTACGCCACCAGTCTTAGATACGTTATACTGTACAATGTCGATCTTCTTAACATTATCTGGAATACTGAAGTGTGTAGGGCGGTTGCTATCAGAAAGACTTGTTAGTGTAAGAAGTTCCTGATGCTCAGGTATCATCCGTGTAGATACCATGTTATAGTAAACATCACGAACTACAGAGGCTATCTGTTCAGCTTCAATAGAATCGCTAATGCTGTTCACATCCTCAGAGTCCATATCGGACAGGATGTTCTGGACTATCTGTAGGAGTGTACGCTTCATGGTTTAAACACCCCTTTAACTGTGAGGAATGCAGACGCAGTCTCAAGGGTAAGGTTCTGACTAGACTTGGCCCAGACTTCGATGTAATCATTCTGAGCAATCTCAACTTGACCAACAAGTGTAAGGTTGTGCCATTCAGAGTTATCTGTACTTTGAATTACGTGAGCACCTGAAATGGGAGAGCCATTAAGGTATAGTGCAAGTTCTACATCACGAGAACCACCAGCGGCGTGTCGGATAGAGGTGCTGAAGTTAATTGTAGCAATCATTGCCTCAGGCTCATCGTAACGAAGACGAGCATTAGGAGTACTAAGAGCTGTAAACCCGCTATTCTCTGCCAATGAAAATGTAGGGTTCAGTGCTGAAAAGACTGTAGTAATAGCCTGTGACTCAGGGGAGGCAGAGTCGAAGTCTACGTAACCACCTACATAATGGTGAGCATGGCTCCACGACCCGCTGCCAGCACCGTCGGCTACGTAAATAGAGCCTTGGGAAGCCGTAGAAACACCCTTAGGCTCATGGAGATAAGGGTCTGAAAGTGCTGAGTGATTGACGTTAGCCATTTATTTAATCTCCTAGAGCGTGGAGGTAGCCCCCGAAGGGACTACCAATTAGATGATTATACGTTAGGGTTGGAAACAACAGTAACGATACCTTCTGGGCGGTATTTCTTAACACCGTAACGAGCAGTTGTGACATACTCGTGACGCTGATAGTCTTTGTTGTATTCGTAGTCAACCTCTGGCATCTGACGCCATGCACCAACGAATGGGTTCGCACCTGCATCTGAAGAGAAGAACAAGTTAGCAACACCGTTTGTAGACGAGAAGTCGTTAGTTGTTGTACCGTCTGCTTCAGCAAGAGCAGAGTCAGCAACAGTGTTCTTCAGGTAGTTAGATGTATATACGTCGAAACCATATACGTTTGCAACAAAGCGCATACCAGTTGCGATACCGTCACGAACAATACCTTCCCACATTGGGTTGTTAGATACGTTGACCAAGTTAGTCAATGTGTTCAGTTGGTACTCAACGGATGGGTCAACAATAGCAACCATACCACGATCAGGTACATTGGATTTCTTCAAGGCGTAACGTGCGAAAGCAAAGTCTTCCAGTTGGATACGGCCTGAGTTACCACCTGAGATACGGTGTGCAACACCATCTGTAGTTTCTGCAGAGTTAGCAGTAACACCTACTTCAGGAGAAGCGAATGTTGTTGACTCGAAGTGCTCCATGATTGCACGTTCTTGTTCTGGAACGAAACGTGCTTCAAGTTGTGCACTGTAGAATGAGTCTTGAGCAGCTTTCTTAGTGATGTAAGAAGCTGATTGCAAGTACTGATCAACAGTGAACTGGAACTCGGCAGTGTCCATTGGGACATATGATACTGCGTTGTCTTCAGTGTATGTTGAAACAGATGTCTCACCGATGGTTGGGATAGTGAATGTGTCACCATCAGGGAAACCATCTAGGATACGCACGTAGCGTTGTGCTTGCATTTCATCACGCAGGATCTCTTTAAGTTCTGAGGAGTAAACCTCTGAACGAATCAGACGCTGCATGTCTGTGTTGGAGGAAATCATACCAGCCATTTTAGTTTCTTTCTATTTTAAAGTTAATTGCCGAACTTATCACCCATCCGCATCTTATCTTCCATAAGTTGTTGCTGGATCTTAGGTGAGTAGTACAGGTTACGATTTTCCCGCCGTAGCTTCTGGTAATACGACCAGTCACGTGCCGACGAGGATTGGTTGCTAAGACCTTCAGTACGAACAGACCCTTGAGTAATAGGCTTAAAGGTCTTCTGTTGTTCACCGATCAATGCAAAGAATGCAGATGGAGATTCAGAAGCAAGTTGTTGCATACGCTCTAACCCGATCCCTAGTTCCTCTGACTTCTTCTTTACTACAGATGCGGCTTCAGTGCCATATACTTCCTGTAGTGTTGCATCAACGGTAGCAAGGTTCTGATTAGCAGTCGCTTGCTGTTCTCGTTCTGTTAAGGTCTTCTCGACAAGGCTCTTTAAACTATCTTCACTTACTGCTAGACTGGTGTGGTCTTCAGTATTCGTGCCACCATTGTTATTGTTATTGGACGCTAGAGTTTTATCGTTGGTGGGTGCCGTAGCCTTTTTACCCTCTAGTTGTTGCAATAGCTGGGACGCATAGTCTTGCTTGTTAAGGTCTTCTCGCATCTGTGCAAGTTGATCCTCTAGGTTCTTGATATAGGCATCTGCCTCAAGTTTACCTTTAGCTAAAACTTCTGGGTCTTTCCAGTTCTCGCCACGTGTCTCTACGAGTTTCTGCAAGAAAGAATCCTGTGGTTGGGTGTCCTGTTGCATAGTCTCGGTATTAGTCTGTGCTTCCTGTGGTTGGGAATTATCAGACTTAGCTTCATCAAAGATTGACATTATTATTTATGATCCTTACGGTTGAGGTCTATTAATTTTAAGATATCGTCTAGAGCAGCATTGTACTCATTAACGGCGATTTGTTTTTCAGCCCATCCTGAGCCGTAGTCACGAACAGCATCTTTCTTTACGATGACCTGTTCAATGATCTCTTCTAATTCCTCAAAGGCGTTCCTGTAGCGCATCACTTCTTTGATACGTTGTTCCTTGGCTTCGCCTCTGAGTCCTTTAATCCATGCGTGGTGCATTAAATACCCATATCTTGTGCAGCCATTAACTCTTCTTGGTTAAGCATCTCTGCTTCCTGAGCCATCTTCTGCGTTTCTAGTTGCTCACTGATAGTGATATTCTCACCGAACAGTGTTGGTTCACCTAGTTCGTAAGCAATGATACGTGCAAGTTCCTTACCTGATAGGTGAGGTGCTACAGTGGGATCTTGTGCTTTAACTGCAGACATCTGTATTAAGTTCTGTACTCGACGGGCACGTTCAGCAAAGTGTCGTGCACCTACAGGTACGATCTTACCAGTTGCTGTAATGTCCTCTCGTGTAATCTCTAAGAACTGTAGGACACCAATATCCTCGTCCATGACACGAACTACATCAGCACGGTTCATGTAACGACGAGCAGTCTCAAGCATTGCATTCAACATAGGTTCTAGGAATGTACGCTCGAAGTGTGCCGCCTTGTGTTCAAAGATACGAGATGCAGCATTCTGTAGTGTCTGAACCTCAAAGGCTGTCTTCTCACCTGCAGTACGGATACCCATAGCTTGCTTAGGTGCACCCGCCATCTCTTCCATCTTAGCTTCTAGCAGTTGGATCTGCATATCTGCATTGAGTGCTGTAGCGTCTGGTGCCATATAACCAACGTCACCTTCTTCACCCAAGTAGATACGTGCCCCCGGCTCAAAGTCAAAGTCTTCTACATCTCCCTTAACCTTTAGTATAGGGTAAGCAATCTGATCGAATACATCTGCCTTCAAGTTCTCTAAGTGATCAATGCGGTACTGCATACCTACAAGGTTATCCAGTGGCCCCATTGCGTAGAGATTGTCTGGGCGGTTACGCCAACCACTGTGGAATATAGGTGACTTACCTAACCACGATGGATTCTCTTGGTTGTCAAGAACGTAAGCACGATCAAGGATAGTGATAATACGATCTGACATAAACTCGTTAGACTCTTGATCGTAGATGTCACCATAGAAGGTAAGGATCTCTACGTAGTCTGATTCGTAGTACTGTTGGATATTAGAGAAACCATCAGCAGTGAAACCTTCACCTTTGTCGATGTGTCCCTCTGAACTACGAACTGCTTTACGTGCAGCCAGTGCTTTACCTAGTACTTCAGCTAAGTAATCATTGGCAGGGTCAGCATCTACCATACGCTTGATCTCGCCAAGTGACTTGATGCTACGAATGATCTTAGGAGAGTTCTCGAAAGATGCTGCAGTAGGGTTGAAACAAATATCGTAAGGAGATACTCGTACTACCCGTGGGCCTGTGTACTTAGGGATGTACTCGCCATCACCTTTAACTACATAACCATCTTCCCATTCAACCATAGCAAAGCAGTTACCGTATAAGATCCAGTCCTGTACTAAGTCGGATACTGTATTTAATAGGTCAGACTGTCTTACCTTGTTTTCCATGTAGGACTGAATGATATCACGTTTAGCTTTAGTAGCAGAGTCCTTTGTATCAGCTTCCCAACGCATCCACTTCTGTTGAGGGAACAGAGTAGCAAAGTAGTTAGCATGTAAGTTATCTGCAATCTGTGTGATCTTAGGAGTAGTGGTTGTGTTAGACCAAGGCAGGATTGCATTAGCTGTTGTAGTAGTATCTGTAGCGTATACGTAGTTACGTAGTTCTTTTGTTTGTTCAATCCAAGTACTACGCAGTGAATGCCATAGTCGCCACTTATCTGCAATCTCTACAGCAAGTTGATCTGGATTGATCATATGTTCAATATCAAGGGTTTCCATTATCTACTCCCTGCCCTAAAGCGACTATTCGCCCAGACGATGTTATTCTCTCGTTTCCTATTCAGGTTCCTTGTCGGACGCACAGCCATATCTACAGCAGATGCTAGAGCGTCAATAACGTCATCGTGTGGTGGGTTACGACTTGACAATTCATCTTCTAGGTACTGTGTGTTACCACCTCGGTAGTGCCACATCTGAAGGTTGTCATAGCGTGGTTCCAAGACTGACGCAATGCGTTCCTGTTTATTACCTTGTTGTTTATTAGGTCTGAACTCATCAATACTTAATGATAAGCCATGTTCTTTAATTAACTCTTTTAACTGTTTAACGATAGCCATCTGAGCAACAGTAACCTCGGCACGTAGTTTCCTGAAGGACCACTTAGTGTGCATGTCGAAGATGTGATCGAAGTACTCAGCGATACGATCTGTTCTGAACCTGTCGATGTCTAGGACATATACGTTGTTGTCAGAGTCTACTCCTACAAGGACTAGGGCAGTGTAGTCAGCCTTTGATCTAAGACTAAAAGCAAAGTCGATAGCAGCAAAGAGGTTTAACTTATTATCTTTGTAGTACCAGAACCCATTGTCTTGCTTCAGGTGTTTCCTGTCGAAGTACTGGATCTTGTCTCTGCCTACAGGTACGTTATCTGGATCACTAGGATCATTGTAGTACTGTGCTCGGAACTGACCTTTGTCTAGGTACTTACCACGTTTCTTAGCTAGGGTAGCAATGTCGAAACCGAACCACTTACCATCTTTACGTTGTTGCTTAGGCCACAGGAACTGTCCAGTACCGTCCCCTAAGTCCTCAACAGGTTTCTCTAGGATCTCGTAGATGTTATCCTCACCGATCTGATCTCCATTCTCATCGTAGAGAACTTCCTTCATCTCCATCAGGTCATTGTACAAGTCCTTACTGTGGTACCGTGTTCCTACAACCCACTCCTTAGCATCAGCACCTTCGATAGATGACAACAAAGAGTACTGACTAGCAACCTTGTTACGACCCTCTAAGGTAAGAGCATTCTCAGCTACAACAACGTCATCGAGTACAGCAATGTCACAGTGCAGACCAGTGAGTGATGTAGTTAAACCACCAGTAAAGATACTAGGGTCACGAACATTCTCTTTCTTACGTAGTGGGTGATCTAAGCTAATCTCTGAGTTAGTCCACCGTGTACGTTTACCCTCGTCTGCATGTATGTGCTCAGGCCAGTAACGACGATAGATCTCTGATGTTAGGATACCCTTAATGAAACTAAGTTGTTTCTCAGCAAGGTTAGCTGTAGCAGAGATATACAGGATACGCAGTGTAGGATCTTTAGTTAGTTCCCATGCAACCCTGTAAGCAATAAGCCTACTTTTTCCGTGGTCCCGTGGAAAGAGAAGAAGCTGGTAGTTCTTAGCATCCTCTCTTGTCCACCACTCTAAGACTTCCTTATGGCAATCACCTAAGACCTGTTGTGGGGCAACCAACTGAATGAAGAACTCTAGGTCATTCTCAGCCGCTTGTCGTATCTGGTCTAGTGCATCTTTAGTTGCCATGTTGGTTCCTTAGCAAGTTAGGGTTCTACGGGCCAGTCATCGTCTTCTAGGTTAGGCCATGCGTCTAGGTCTGTGATCTGACGAAGTTCTTGACGGTAGGTAGCCCAAGCAGTCTTTAGTTCATTACTAAGAGGGCTGTCGTTCATCTGTGTCCAGTCTGTATCAGTAAGTAGATCATTACGCTTCTTACGGTTAGACTCAGCCACCTTAGCGTCTAGTCCTGCTTGGTAGGCTTGCTCTTGATCTAGCTTACTGTGGAAGACACCTTCCTCGTCAGTGTAGCTAGTGAACATGTCTACTACTTCGTAAGACTCTACCCAGTTACCTTTAGCATCCTGTACTACACCGTTACGTCGAGCAGTCTCATACTGACCTACTGTAGGTTTAGGTGAAGCAAGCACTGGGTCAATGTTCAATGCGTCTAGGGTTGCCTGTTTCCATACACGAGGCAGAGACATGTTGGGGTTAGCTGCTCTTATCTGACCTTGCGTCAGTACAACGCCAGTAGTTCTATTACGATATTCGCCCATAGTATTCTCCTTTAGGCTTGATGATTGGTTGGTTGACTAACCGCTACTTGAGCATCCCAACCGTTTTTAATTCTCCTTGATGCAGTGCTTGGATAAATACCATTTTCACTACACCAATCTGACATGATCTTGGTTACACCATTGATCGTGATGTTTCTGTTATTCCTACGATTGCGTGACTGTTCTGCTGTTGTTGCCCACTTACAATTTTCTTTAGAGTAAGGCCCGTCAACATCAATCCGATCCAGAGAACATCCATCTGGTGCATCGCCCATATCAGCATAGAAAGCGTCAAATGATTTAGACCATTCTTCTGACACTGTAATGCCCCTTGCGCCATACCATTGATAAGATGCATCTGTTGGGCTTTCACAACGCAACTTCATGTTAGTCCACACAGAATAAATCTTAGACTTTGATTTGCCGTGTGTCGCCCTGCGATTGCTTCTAGTTAAACCACAACCGCAAGACGTTACCCTTCCTGAACGCATTTCTTTGCCTGTGCCTACATGCTCAGAGCCGCAATCACAGACGCACAACCAAGCAGCACGACCATTCACAGAACCATGACGCTTAGAAACTGTCAGGCTTCCAAACCGCTGTCCTGTTATGTCTTTTACTGCACTCATAGCATTTGATCCTTTGTGTTATGAGGTTGATTGAGTGGCCTACGCCACAGCATATCCAATATAATCCCCATCAGCTAGACCACCGTTCACAATAGTGAAGCCATTTGATGTTGGGTCAATATAGTCTGTAGATGTAACTTCTGCGGCTGTACTATTCAGAAGCAAGTAAGGGTCATTGCCAGATACAATGCCTCGCTCGCTGTCCCATACATACCAATCACCTGTGCTGTCGGTACGTTTAAGCAATACGAAACGT